ATATGACTTCGCGCCAGAATACTTGTCGGCCAGCGCCGGCTTCGTGGAGAACCACGCGCCCGTCTCCGTGTTGAACTCCTTAATGCCGAGTTCTCCGGTCCCGTGATAGACGACCATCGGCACACCGCGAGATGCCGCCTTGCTCTTTCCGAACCACGCCTTGAACTCTGGCGTATGCACCTGAGCGGACTTTCCTGCACCGCCGCCCTCGGTCCATCGTCCCTCCTCGTCGCGGCGCTCGCTCGGGTCGAAGGCGTCCTCGGCCATCGCGGCGGCAAGCTCGGCGACGCGCGGCGGGTTCTCCTCGTAGACCTTGAGCACCGCGTCGGTCACGTCGTCGACCATCTTGCGGATCAGCTTCATGATCCGCTTGTCGTACATCACGCGCAGCCCGGCGTTGGGCTGCACCGCCGGCAGATACTTAGGCGGACGCGCCATTCTTGGCCGTCGAGTACAGGCCGCCCTCGTCGCTGTGCGCGCCGTTCGCCTGCGCCTCGTTCACCCGCCGACGATCAACCTCGCGCATGATGTCCTCGACCGTGCGCAACGGATAGCCAAGGTCCCATGCCACCATCATCTCGGTGCTCAACTTCTCGCGCGCAAACGTCTCGGGAAGCGACGCCCACTCCACGAAGCCATCGGACTGCATCGTGGTCATGTCGAGCCACTGCTGCAGGTCCTTGTGCCAGCGCGCAAACATCATGAGATGCTCCGGCTTGGCGTCGCCCGTCTGACGCTGGCGCACGATATGCGCCATGATCATCTGGTCCTTGTAGTTCTCAAGCCTCGGATCATCCATCGGAAGCCACATCGCGCGAACCCCTTCGCTGTTACGAAATCTCGCCACTCGGCGGCCGAGCCAAGATCGGCTCGATCTCCTCGAATTGCATCGTCACACCGCGCATCGTGACGGGCTCACCCGGCACCGACATGCGGTCGACCGCACCCGCCCGAATCAGCACTTCCTGCGGCACGGAGATCGCGAAGTAGCGACCATCCAAGCGAATCATGCCGACGCGGGCGAAGGTCATTGCGTCATGCCCGTGATCATGAAGCGGACCATCGCCGCCGCCTGATCGGCGCTGAACAGGTTCGTGCCTGTCGGCATGTCGTCGCCCAGCGCCATGTAGGACGGCTTATCGAACTTGATCCCTGCGTCTGGCGCGAAGCCCAGCGGCAGCTTCCAGCGCAGGAAGCGGTCGACCATGAGCTTGCACATGGCGGCATCGATCACGACGCCGCCTCCCCGCATCGTCGATAGACGAACAGGGTGCATCCATTCGCACGCCATCGCATTCGATGCGTTCAGCGCTGCCTGCGCGAACTTCATCGCATCGTTCGAGTCGAGAACCGCGCCGGCCTTCATGATCAGGCCCTCAATCTGCTTCTTCACGTCGTTCATCGGGTTCTAACTCCGATAGAGGCCCGGTGCCGCCGGGCGCGGTGGTTCAGACGTCTGCGTCACGTGCCAACCCGCAAGCTCCTGAATAGTGGAGCGCCCGGTTGGTCGTCTCAGCCGAGCGTCCCCGGCCGCAGAGCTTATGCCGCTTGATCCAGTTGGCGCGTGCTGCGCCCGCCATCCGGCCGCGCAAGACGCTCTGTGCGGTCGCCCGCAGGCCGTGGGTCGTCATCGCGCCTCGGCTCGCCACCATCCTCGCGCCCGCGCTCCTGCCTCGCAGGGTCGTCGCCACGGTCTTGGCGGTCCTGTTCCTTCTGCGGATCGCGCGGCGGCACGCCGGGCATGCCGGACAGTGCGCTCGGGCCGCCCGGCTGCGCCAGCGGATCGCCAGCCGCGCCCGGCTGTTGCGGCACGTCATTCGGCACGAGGCCGTCGTAGAACGAGTCCTCGTCGGCGGCCAAGCTCTCGCGCGCCTCCTCGGGATCGATGATGCCGGCCTGCACGCCCGTCGAGTGCGTGTCCATCTTGACCTTCTGCAAGTCCGCCTTGTCCTTCTCGGACATCGGCCGCAGGGACACGTAGTCGAACGTGATGTCGGGGTCGACTTGGCCGAACAGCGACAACTGGATGAAGTCGATCACACGGCCCAACTTCTCCGTGAAGAACTTCTCCTGAAACGCCTCGACCCACGCATACCACGCGCTCAACTCGCCTTCGCTCGAAGCGTTCAGGCCAGCCGGCTGGATGCCCAGCAGGATCACGACCGGGATGCCGGTGACGCTGCAGATGTGCTCCTGCGCCTGCGCCTGCAACTCGTTCAACGTGCCGAGCGGCGTGGCGACGTTGAAGAAATCCTCGGTGTCTTTGTCCATGACGAACAAGCCTTGGTTCGTCTGGAACTTCGCCCACAAGGCAAGCCGCTTGAACAGTTGATCGCCGCCCGTGCCCATCGAGGCGGCCATGTTCGTCTTGAGCCCGCGAACGCTGAACGACCAAATGAGATCGGCAATCGCCTGCCGCGTGCGCAGCCAGTTGTCGATGTACGGCTTGGCCATCTGCGACATCGACAGACCGCCGAACAGATAGGCCGGCTTGAGCAGGTCGGGAACATCGCGGCCGACGAAGGTGAGCAGGCGGGAGACGTGAGTCTCGATGGCCTGCACGAACCACGATTGCGGGTTGTACCAGTTCGACGACAGCGGATTGATCGAGTCGTATTCGTTCGGGTAGCACCAAAGCGGCTCGATGGCCTTGATGCCACGCAGGAAGCCCTTGCGGCCGGCGAACTTGAGCTTCGATAGCTCGTTGCGGCCGTTGCCGATGGGCAGCTTCAACTCGTCACGGTTCTCGCCATCACCCGTGTCGATGTAGAGATGCGCGATCCCGAAGAACCCATCGAGTTCAACCAGCTTGCGAAAGACGCCCTGCACATCCATGCGGGTCATCTCGGCTGTGATCGCGAGAATCGTCGCGGTCTTGCTGTCGTCGCCCTTCGTGCGCGAGCGCAGCTTGATCCACTTCCGCGTCATCTCCGTCGCCAGCACTTCCGAGATGCGCCGGTACTCCGGCACCTGCGAAAGCTCGCTCAGGTAGGGATAGCCGAGGAACGTCGTGCCGTTGACGAAGGCCGCGTTGTAGACCGAGTTCGCCGCCCATGCGTTCGCCTCGATCACCGGGCTGCTGTCCATCGCCAGCTTCGCGCCCTCGGGCACCACGCCCGGCGGCGGCTTGGGGATGCGGAAGGCGTTCGGGATCATGTTGCGGCTGCGCAGCCCGGCGCGGAACACCGCGTCGTCGGGAATACGCATCCACGGCTTGATCTCCGTGACGGTATCGAGAGCGTCCAGCGCGGCCTGCTGGACGTTCACCGATGCCGGCTTGGCCTTGGGCTTGCGTCGTGCCCGAGGCTTAGGCGTCTTGGCCATCAAACCCTAGAGCGTGATCGACATCGCCAGATCGGCGACCTTCACCACGACAGCGTCGGGCGAAAAGTCGCTGGACTGCCCGGTGAGCAGGCTGATCGCTACGAGCGTGCCCGGCGTCGTCGGCGCGATGTTCGTCAGCATGAAAGGGGTATTGCCGTCGCCCATGAAGCAATCGCCCGGCTGGAGCGAGCTTACCGGCGCGTTTTCGGACTGCGTGGCGTTGACGGTCTTGATCGTTGTCATCGTCTCTCTCCTTCAGGTTATCGCCCCATCTGATCGGCGCGGGCCAGAATCGCGTCGGTGATAACCATTGGCCTCCTCGCCGTCAGTCGGTGCATGTTCGCCAGCGCGAGAGCGCAGACGCAGTCATCATGGTAGCCCTCCGGCGCGGTGTAGCGGACGCCGGTTCGCGTGTACTCGTACTCGAACTCGTCAAGCTCATCGACGATTGGCCCCTTCGGATAGGTAAGCTCGTGGCCTTGGATCGCCACGGCCAGCGCCTCCATGAGCTTCTGCTTCGATGGCCCCGTGAAGTGATAGCCCTCGAAGTTCGTGCCTGAGCGCTTCTGCAGCATCTCGACAATCGGATCGCCCACGCCCGTCGAATCAACCAGCGCCGGCACGACGCCCGTGCACGCGATGATCCGCGTCATCGTCGAGTCCCACGGCTGCTGAAACCGCTCGAAGCGGCAGACATAGCCGGCCTGATCGAGCGCGATGCCGACCGTCCAGTCTTGGCTCTTGGCCAAGTCCCATCCCCACACCGCAGGGATGCCAGACGACATCGGATGAATGTTCGACGCGATGGCCGCGAGGCCGAACGGGTTGCCGCCATCGTCGGACGGCTCGGCGAGATAGAGTTCCTTGAAGACCTGCTCGGGCAAGTCGCGCTTCGCGTCCTCGATCTCGGTCGCGTCCAGCACGCCAGCCTTCACCGCATCGGCCGCCACGATCTTGAAGTAGGCGCGGCCGGGCTCACCAGCCTTGGCCTTGTGCGCGGCCAGATAGAACCAGTTCTTGCGACCCTTGACGTTGCCGATGAACCGGCACTCGCCCTTCGTGAAGGTCAGCGTCGACCGCAGCGCGTGCCAGCTTTCCGGTCGGCCGCGCGATGCCTCGTCGTACACCGCCGCGTAGACGTCCTCACCGAACAGATTGTCGGGCTTCTCGGCGCTCTTGAACGTGATCACCGTGCCGATGGTCACGAGCGTCAGCGTGTGCTTCGAGGCGTTCGCGATGAACGTGCCGACCGGGTAGGCCGCCAACATGCGCTTGTATGCGATGTCGGCTTGCTGCGAGACGGGAGCGACCCACCAATAGTTCTGACCCTTGCGGCCGAACAGCGCTTTCTCGAATAGCCACGCGATACATCCAACCGTCTTGCCGGTCTTCGTCCCCGCTTCGATGAAGCTGAACCGCGCTGGATGGCCCCACCGATCTCGCGGATAGAAGATGGCGTGTTCCTGCTTGGGATACAGCCACGGCCGCGTGTAGGTGATGTGCCGGGCTTCACCCCGACTGGCTGTCTTCTCGCGCTGCTGGTTGGTGCTCGATGACAGGGCCATCTCGGTAGCTGCGATCCTCGTCAGCCGACGCCGGCTTCGGCATCTGCATGTGCAGGTGGTAGTGCATCTCGCCGCCCATCTGATCCGTCGCGGCCTCGGTGTCGTCCTTCGGCCTGTCCCGCCACAGCGCGGGCTCGCGGTTCTTCGTCCAGTAGATCGCGGCCGTCGTGTCGCCCGGATAGTGCTCGATGTACGGCACGCGCACCGGGCGCTTCGTGGTCCTCGTCACTACGCTGCCATCGGCCGCCGTGCGCGTGGTCGTCACGTCGACCATGAAAATCTTCTCGGCCGGATGCTCCCATCCAGTTGCCCGGCGATACAGGCTCTCGTTGACCTTGAGGTTCGAGAGTGCCTTGCCGCCCTTTAAGGCCCCTCGAAACTCTGCGTGGGCCTCGATCCAGCGCTCGATGGTGGCAATGGCCACACCGAAAAACTTCGCGAGATCGTCGTTCGTGCTGCCGTACACCAAACAAGCACGGGCGGCCAAGGTCGCATACTCGGGACGGTAGGCGCTCGGCCTGCCGAATATCGTAACGGGCTTGCCCTCGGCGTCGAGTTCGGGCGCGACTTCGAGATCGCCCGGCACGACCACGGCCGGCAGGCGTTCGGCCTTCTTGCGCTTGGGCTTCTTCGGCTTACGCGCCATCGCCCGCCCGCTCTTGGAACTGGCGGCCACGCTTGCCCAGCAGGGCAGCGTCCTCAAAGTGGCCCTTGGCGATCAGCACCGGGATCGCAGCGGCGGCGGCCAGCATGGCGGCACGCCACGAATCAGGCGAGAGCACGGGGTTCATCGGAGAGCCGCCGCGACTTCTTCGCCAGACAATCCGTCCAACACCCAAACACGATAAACGCCGACGTCGACAATGCGCTGGCGATATTCCTCGAACCCGTTTTCGGTCGGGAAAATCATGGTGGTGTCGTTCTCGCCGACAGCCTTCCAAGTCCCATGCTTGGACCCACCGACGAGGAGGGCGATGCACCTAGCGGGCATGGCGCTCGGCTCTGCGCTCATGGCGGTTGCGGGCCTTCGATGGCGGCCATGTCTGAGTGATGACGCCATGGTTCTCGCCAGTCCCAAGCAGGAACTCAACTGGATCGCCGACCCTGAAAGCCCCCTCGACAGGGGAACACCCGCCGCCCATCGTCACAGTGTAGGTGCCCGGCGTGTTGTGCGTGAACGTCCCGCCGCCCGGTGGCAGCGTGATGTGCTTGGTGGTCACAGCCAGCCCCAGTTCTTGCCGGAGCGGATGCCTGTCACGGTGCGCCGGCTGATCTCGAACGCCCGCGCGATGGCCGACACTGACGGCGGGTCGATGCGGATCGACAGCAGGCAGCGGATCGCTATGACGTCCCACATCGAGAGCTTGGCGCGGCCGTGCCGCTCACCCCGCGCGTTCATGCGCCAGCCTTCCGCTCGCGGTAGGAACGCTGCCGGTCGGCCGCCGACTCGTGTACGCGCGGCCGACCGGCCTTGCTACCCTTGACGCCGGGGACGGGGACATGGCTGGATTTCGTAACGGACAATTTCGTAACGGCGTCACGGAGCTTCTTCGTGATCGGCTTGCGCTTTGCCAGCACAACAACCGCCGCACGGTCCCGCTCGTACTTCGCCTCGCGCAACTTGCGCAACTGCTCCAACTTCGACATCACGCGACCCTTCGTGCTGCCTCGCCTACAACTCGAACCTGCTTGACGTTCAACGGGATTTCCCGCTGCGCGCCGAAGAACGTGAACAGCGCTCGCACGCGATCAGCTTGCGACCACATGACCGGCCCCTCGAACCCCTCGAACGGCCCATCTGTCACGCGAATTATCGTCCCGGCTTTTATCAGCCCGGACCATGCCGTGTCGATCTCCTCGGCCTTGACGTACTGGCCAATGCAGCGATCAAGGATGATCTTCATCGCCTCGTCACGAATCGGCGATGGCCGCTCGGGAGCGCCGCAGATCAGGCGCTTCACGCCGCGAGTGTTGTTGATTGCGCCCCAGTAGTCTTCGTGGATGTCGAACCGCACGAAGACGTAGCTCGGCAGGTAGGGACGCTCGGTGGTCACGCGACGCCCTCGGGTCGTGCGTGTGATCAGGCACTTGGGCACAAAGGGCTGAAAACCCTGTAGGCCAAGCTGCTCCTCGGCGACAAGCTCAGCACAAGGCTGCGTGGTCGCAACGTACCAGCGTCTCAGCGGAAAATCCCCCACTACGGCTACCGCACCGCTATCGGTTGCGGTGCCGGGCCAGCTTTTGGCTAGGGAAGGGAAACTACTCTCTTGGCAACCAAAATCAAGGTGGAGCATTCACTGCTCCCCGGCTACTCTCCTCGACGTGTCGAACTTTCGTCGATCTCAGCCCGTGAAACACGCCCCACAGACCTTGTGGCTGGCGGCTAATGAACCCGATGTCGGCGAGACGCTGCATCTGCATGCCAACCCGCCCGTCCCCAAAAGGAAGCCTCGCAAGACGCGCAAAAAGCGCATCGAAAAGGTTCGCGTGCGCGACCGGAAGCGCGCCATGCAGTCCGCCGCGTTCAGGCTGGCAGTCCGCCGCTGCCTGCAAAACGAAATCGACGCCTGCGTGACCGGGCACCGAGGCATGATCGACGGCCAGAAGTCTCACCATCTCGCGTGGGAGGCCGCCCATGGTCCGCTACCGCGCGGCGTCGTCGTGTTCAGGGAATGCCGCACCAAGGGCTGCATCAACCCGTGGCACCTGCTGGCCGGCAATGCCCGGCACCGGGCAGAGGCGATGAACCGTCTCGCAGCCTGCGCCAATTCCTGACGCCGCGATCATGACACCATGGCAAAAGGACCAAAAGGCGAGAAACGGGCTGCCGATCCGAACCGGCGAGCATTCGACATTGTGCGAATCGCGTCTGGTGAAGCTGAGGACAGGACCAAGGGCGGCCAAGGAAAGGGCGGCGGCAAAGATCGCGCCAACGCCTCACGCCCGAGCGACGCCGCGAGATTTCTCAGGCGGCCGTTCCCTTGCTGGTGATGCTGTCGCCCGCAAAACCTGCAGGCGATGCTGGTCAAGATAGTTACTGCAGGTGATGCTGGTCAACGCAAAACATGCAGGTCATAGTGTAAGACCTGCAGTTTTTCCTTGCACCAGCCGATCCGGTCGCTGTCGTCACCCTCCGTACAGTTCCTTGCGCGCCTTGAGCGCCGCCTTCCGGTTGTCATACGGGCCATGCGAAACCTGCACGCGCGCCGGCTCCTCGGGCCGCTGCACGACCACCTGAACGAAATACTTTCCACCCTCGGTGGCTATTCTAATGCTCGTGGTTCTCACGGCCTCGGCTCGATGCGATCAGGGTAAAGCGCCATTTTGCGACGGCGTAAAAATCTCGCGCTCTGGCGTGCACGTAGCCTACCCAAAACAGGTCGCCAGACGTGATCGGGAAATGGTCGCCCGGATATGCCGGCATCGGCTCGCCTCGCTCCCACGAGGCTTCCCCGGCCTCTAGGGGGGCATCCATTTCAGCGTTGGTCACTTCGCATTCTCCGCGATCCACCGCTGCACTTCGTCGGCCGCCGCCAGATAGTCGGCGCTCGGCGTCATGGTTTTCTCCTGCCCCGGCTGGTAGGTGCGCCAGATGGCATTGCGAAGGCGCTGCGGCAGAGCGAACCAGTGCACCTTGCAACCCCACATTGCCGGCGGGACCTGCTTGTCGCAACCCGGCCAGTGGCATTCGTGGTTGCGCGTCTGGCGCTCGCCGCGAACGTAGTCCGCCTTTTGAGAGATCGTCGTCATCCTATGCGCTCCTCGTCATCACCGGACCATTGCGCCCAGTCGGGGTTGTGTCGATATGCGTGCGGGCAGGCACCGAGATCGCATGAGTTCCATGCCGTCCTCGGCCGCTTGCAAGCAGAGCAATAGAAGAAACTCTGCGACGCCAACGTGCGCTCGGCGAACGGCATCTTCGCGATCTTGGGCCAGTCCGCCGGCAACTCGACGACGTCCGGCTTGCGCGGCGGCGCGGTGCGGCTCTCGACCCACAACACGCCTGCGCCAGCGCCGAGCCACACGAGGAAGAACAGCAGCGCGCTCTCGTCGATGCCGTAGTTCCGACGCAGCCACGCAATCGGCAAGCCGATGGCGAGCGGCACCACGAACAGGATCAGCACCATGACGCCAACGACCTTGGCCTGATCGCGCGTGTCCTGCAGTTCGGGATCGAGCTTTTTCATGGCTTCCACTTCTCGTCGAGACAGGTCCAGCCGGCACGGCTACTGGAAACGGCAGGGCAGGCGTTGCCGTCGCCCGGAACGAGCTTTTCGACGTTCGAGCATGTCGTCATCGTCGCCAACAAGATCATGAACAGGATGAAGTCGTTCATGGGTTCTGCGGCTTGTAGAGCGTCTCGACAACGGCCTCGCGAAAGCGACCCTCCGAGGCCCATGTCGCGCGAGCATGCTTATCACTCAAGGGGCGCGACCAAACGTAAGTTTCGTCGCCTCTATCAACGCGGATCACGATGATCAGTTCGCGGGCCTTCGGTTCGTCCGGCTCCCACGCGAAGATCATGCCGCGCTCGATCTCGCCCATGTAGGGAGTCCAGCCGCGCTTCAGTTCGGCCTCGGGGATCATTGGCATGGTCGGCAACAGGCCCATGGTCACACCCTGTCGGTGAAGCGATTGAGCGGCGAGATCGGGACCGCCTCTGCGCCCGGCGTCTTGGCGTTCGTCGCCAGCCACGCGAGTTCAGCGTCGACTTCGTCCTTGCCGACTTCGGTGTGCCACGTCTTCCGCGCCGGCTCCCATCGATAGCCGCGATCCTTGAGCTTGTCTTTCTCGCCGATGGGAGAGCCCGTCGCCCACACGCGATAGTTCGGCTTGCGTGCCTCGCTCAGCAGCGCGTGCATGAACGTCGTGTCGCGGCCGGGGATCGTGCGCGCGAGAATGCTCAGCGCGGCGTGGCAATCGTTCTGCGCCTTGTGCGCTTCGTAGAACCAGCCAAGGCGGAACGCGATGTAGTCCAGCTTGCGGCCCGTGATCTCGAACTCGTCCCATGGCACCTGCTCCATAGAGCAAGCCCAGTGCAGCCCAGTGAAGACAGGCGAGATCGTTTCGACGAACGGCCGGTCGAACTTGGCGTGGTGCGCGATGCAGAAGCGGAAGCCAGACGCGAACGTGTCGATGGCCTTCACGTCGAAGCTCTTGCCCTTCACCATCTCGTCGGTGATGCCGGTGAGCTTCGTGATCTTGGGCGGGATAGCGATGCCCGGATCGTTGTAGGCGTGGTACGGCTCGCCGATGTCGGTGATCACACCGCTCATTGCGCCATAGGCGAACGGCATCATGACAAGCTCGATCACCTTGTCGGTCTTGGGATTGAGCCCGGTCGTCTCGACGTCGAGGAAGATCGCGGCCTTAATGTCCTCGTACTCACCCCACGTCGACGGCTGCGGGCCGGGCCACTGCGGCACGTGGCGCAGCACACGATAGTCGCCCGCCGCTTCAAGCTCGTCGGCCATTTTCTCGAAATCGTAACTCATGTCTTGAGCCCTTCTGCCTGTCGCCTTGCTGCTGCCACGCGCGCCTCGGTAAAGGTCGGCGGGGCCTTCTCCTCCTCGACAATCTTGCTGCACATCGCCGCAACCGCCGATTTGACATCGACGAACGGCGATCTCTTGCCATTCTCAGCCACGATGTTGAGCGCGCGATCCATACCGAGCGCATAGCCGAACGCGAAGGCGGCCTCGATCAAGTCCGCGTTCGCGAGCCCCGGATCACGCGGCGATGATGGCGCGTTCATGCCGGCACCCGCTTCTTGCATTTCGGAGTGAACGACGCCAACGGCTGAGCGCCGTCGACGCCATTGGCGCAACAGTAGGCGCGGCCACGACTCGCCCATGCCTTGCCGCGCGTCTGCGTCTCGATGCCTTGCACAGTGACGGCCGTGCCCGGCGGGTAATGCGCGTTCCAGAAGTCAGCGGCGGCTTCCGGGTTCGCGGTGTTGCGCCACGGATAGACGCTCACTGCGGCAGCCCCAGCTTGGCGTAGGCGTCTTTCACCTGCCGACGCAGGGACTCCAAAATCTCCTGCAGTTCGAGGCCCTTCGCGGTCACGTTCTTCTGCCACGTCTCGCTGGCATCGGAGAGCCCCCGGATGCTTTTCTCGACTTCGTCGATGCGCGCCGCCAGCGCCTCAAGCTCGGGCACGGACTTCAACGGGCCGAAGGCAAGCTCTCGATACTGCACGACCAACGCCATCGGCATGTTGAGTTCCTTCGCCACGATGGCGTCGGACTTCTCGATGTAGAGGCCAGCCGGCGCATCGAAGATGCCCTGCAAAACTTCGCGCAACTTCTCCCGCTCTACAACAGAGAGCACGGTGCGCGACGGTGGTGCGGCGGTCGATGGATTGACGGTGATGGACACGACGTTGTTCCCCTTCGGGCTCTCACCCTTCCTCTTTTGACGGCGGATAGTGATGCAGCTGGGACAGACGCACCGGCGTTTGTTGTTCTCGTCGAAGTCCCAACCGAGCTTGACGAAATACTTGCGCACGGCTACCGGATGGATCGGATCGTTTGCCTTTCCCCGCATCGCGTGCTCGCGACCGCAGTCCGTGCAGTTGGCGATAGCGAAGGGGCGGAACTCGCCACCCTCCACCGCGCGGCTCTTGACGATGAACGAATAGTCCTCCGGATGGTCCTTCAAGAAATTACTCACCCCAGTATCCTCCTCTGATCCCTCAGTTTGCCAGTCTCAGCCCCAGCGACAGCACGAGATAGGCCGTGTATGCCATCAAGGCAGTCGCGAACATCATCGGGAAGCGGGCCTTGTCCCGACGATGAACCGCCGCCGACAACATCCCGATAGTCAGCAAGGTCAGGATGCCGGCGATGACGATGTAAATCATGCCTCGACCTTCTCGGCTGGCACTGGGCGACGCCGCGCCATCCTCTGAAATCGTGGATAGGTCGGCGCACCGCACGCCTTCAACAGCACGTCGACCTGTTCGAGTATCGTGGCCAGCGCCAGCACTTCCTCGTTGGACATCTCGGCGATCCGCTGGCGCATCACGCTGCGCTGAGAAGGCTGCGCCTCGTCGACCATCTCGTAGGTCGTGAAGCGGGCTCCGCATCCGCATTGCCGGCGACGACGGAACGCGCCGTGCGTCGGCCGACTATCGACGACGTCGGACGAGTCGCTGCCGCATGCCGGGCAGGGGATGCCGGTGTCCATCTAGGCCGCTTCCTTCATGCGGCGAACGCGCTCTTGCAGACGCTCCACTTCAACTCGGCGTTCGAGCAGCTTGACCGCAAACTCCTGCACCGGGCGCGTGCCGTTCTTGAACTTGTAGAACGTCGAAATCGCCACGCACGCCTCCTCGGCCGCCGCCTCGTTGGTGAGGCCGAGCTTTTCCTGCGCAGCAATGAGACGGTCGCCCATGCTGCGCTCTGTCGTAGACTTTGCCACTTCAATTCCTTCCATTGTCGTTGCCTCTCGAAACGAGACTAGCCCAGTCATATTGCGACTGCTATCCCTTTTCTCAACCTTTCTTTTCCATCGGCGGGAACGTGATGCCCTCGCCGAACTTCCACTCGAACACGCAGCAATCGCCGCCGTCCGTGATGATCACACGCTTCGTGAAGCCCATGCGCGCACCGACGCTCGTCGTGTAGTGCTTCGAGGCAACCACCGCCGTCTCGGCGTCGACGAACCGCCGCACGTATTCGTAGCTGTCGTCCGCAAAGAACTGACACACCGAGAACTCACCCTGCGCCATCACGCATCCCTCCGTGCTTCGCGCTTCCGCATCAACTGCTGGATGGTGCGGCGAGCGCGAACGCCCGGCCGCGCGATGGCGCGCATCCCGTGCGCCGCCGCTGCCGCTCCTGACTTGAACAGCGGCACCGGGCTCTTGTAGGTCCACACCGAAGGGGCCACGAGAGCAGCCTGCAGCCGCAACGCCAGCAGTTCGCTCGCGCCGTGGCAGCCCACCCAGCCCGCGCAGAGCTTCCCGTCCTGCTGGTGGCACATGAACGCGCGGGTCGCGCCAGCACTGACCTGACCGCCAATGCCGCCGTCATACTCGGGCAGCTTGCTGTATGCGTCGGCCGACCAAACCCCGCTCGGCACGTCGCGCCGATAAGGGCACGACTTGCACGGCGCTTTGGCCACAGTGATAGCGCTCATGGCCACACACAAACGTAGCGGCGCGGCTGGGAATACCGTCCGGTGCCCTCGGGATTGCGGACCCTGTATTCAATCGGATCGCTCGGCTCCATGTCCTTCAACATCTCGACGAAAGACGTTTTATGGACACGGATCAGGCGCGGGAAACGAGGGTCGTGATAATATACTTTCCCGCTCGGCAGGAGATCGCGCAGAAGATCGGCGATGGTGTTCATCACGCGGCCCTCCGATAGTCGCTCAACTTGACGACGTTACTTTTCGCCCTCCGGTTTTCCCGCTGCGCCTTGCGCTTGGCGGCCTTCTCAAGCCGCTGCTGTTCGAGCGCCTGTCGACCGGCCTCCATGTGCTCGCGGTAGCGCTCCAGTCGCTCGGCCTGCTCGCGCTTATCCTTGGCCGTCATGTTCCAGACGCCGCGCATCGATGGCGCTGGCATCACGAACTTGAACTTGCCCTGCACCCGCCAGCGTGCGCCGGCATTGGCAGCGTAGCGAGCGGCAGCCTTGGCCCCGCGCATCTCAAAGCAGTTCAACGCAGCCTGCGCCGCGCCGCCGGGAAGCGATGGGTATTTCTTGCGAGCCCGCGCCAGATATTCGGCGTGGCCCGGCGGGTTCGGCTTCGTCGTCATGAACTCGCGATAGGCCGGCGGCAAGGCTTCCCAACGCTGCGCCTCGATCATGAACTCCCAGTGCGGGATCGTCGACAGATTGAACAGAATGTTCATTAGATGATGTCCGTGTATTCGTAGGGCGCATCCAGCGCGGCGCGGAACGTGTCGGCCAGATATTCCTTGATGCCGTTGCGATTGCGTCCGGTCACATTGATCTCGAAGTTCGAGACGAAAGACGGCGTCACGACAACCGTATGATCGGACCAACCGTTGTATCCGCCGCTCTCGTCCATGTGATGAAACGATGTCGTCAGAACGATCTTGTCGAGCGTGCTGCGATCAACGTCGATCTTCGTGCCGGCGTCGATGCCGCTGCCGCTGGGCAAAGCGTTGCGCTCTATGTGCTCCAACCGCGCGGCCCAGCGGTCGCGCCAACCTTCCGCAACAACAGCGCCAACCTCGCAGTGCTTGTGGGCGACGATGGCCATGGCCATCTTTTCGATCAGCGTGCTCATGATGCTCCTCTTTCGACGCCTCAACCCCGCGTCGGCTTTTCAGGGCCGAGCGGGGCGAGGGGTTTGCGGGCTCCTAAGCCGCTTGGCTGACTTCGGTGAAGGTGGCGTCGATCACCGTGGCGGCGCTGCGGCGACGCTTGGAAGCGACGCTGGCATCGAGAACTTC